ATACAAAAGTATTTATTTATGTGCTGATATTCATAATTTTCAAATATGTAAATTATCTAGCAATCTTTGTATGGTTATATGTGGTTCTGGTGGTGCTTCAAGAGATCGTCTTGGTGATTATGTTGATAACACTGTTCCTATTCCATTAAAATGTAAATTAAATAATAATATTAAAGTTACTGATATGTATGTTCATGATTCTTATGGATTTAGTAAAATTACTTATTCAAATTCAGGAAATAAAGTTGAAATTACATATTATAAATTTGTTAATACTGATATTGAATATAATATATTTAAATATACTTTAGAATATTTTAATAAATCTTGGACTGTTAATAAAGAAGCACCAAACAAAGGCGAATCAATAATAACCGATGGTGATTTTAATACTGCTACTCATTGTCCAAAAATACGTGTAGAAGATAAAGAAAATGTTGATAAATTACTTGCTACTATAAATCATGAAAAATGTGGAAAAAAGGAAAAATGATTTAATTATTATATTTTAATAACAATGTTTAAAAAAGAAATTATTAGTAAAGTTAAAACTATACCAGATAATATTACAACAATAAAAGATATTGTTGATTATATTTTTGAAAACGAACAAGAATTACAAAAACCTACTTATACCAGTTTTAGATCTATGAAATTAAAAGAAATGACTGATAATCCTATTACTTATAAAGAAAAATTAGCTATAATAAGCGAAGAATGGAAGAAACTTAAAGCAACATTTTAAGATCATATAAAAAATCAAGTTTTGTAAATTTAATATCTAGATTATCTCTATTGGCTAGTAAAATACTAGGTTCATTCATTTTTTCTAATATGTCTCGTAATTCTTTCGACGGAAGAGTTATAATATTATGTTTTTATATACTTAAAATATAAATGGTACATAACATACCAAGTCCTATTAATAAATCTATTAGTTTTGAAGATAGAACATTTATATTAGATAATCGTATTAAATATGCTAATAATTTTATGAAATATTTTACATCTGTTAGTATAGGTGATTTTATAATTGTAAAAAAAGATAAATATAGCTATAAAAATTTATTATTACATAAAAAAATTGGAAGTAAAAGTAAATATGGTGCAGTATATTCGGTTACATATGGAATAAAACCTAAAAAATATATTGTTTCTGCTAAATTAATATGTATAAATGAAAGCAATTCAAAAGAATTAGCTATTTTAAAAAAAATTACTGAGATTATTTTAACTAAAAAAACCATTCATTTTCCTATATTGTATTTTTATAAAACAATATCTAAAACGAATGATATGAATTCTTCATTATTACCAGAAGCTATTAGATATTGTGATAATTTTTATGTAAGTTTTAATGAAATGTTTTCAGGTGATCTTAAGATGCTAATGTCATCTAATAAACAAACTAGCACATTTATGAAAAATGCTATTACACAAATATTCTTTAGTATTTCTAATTTTTCACATTATACTGGTTTTATACATAAAGATTCACATTGGGGTAATTTTTTGTATCATAAAATAGAATCTGGAGGATATTTTTATTATAAGGTCAATGGTATTGACGTTTATCTTGAAAATATTGGTTTTATATGGGTAATTTGGGATTTTGGTTTTGCTAAAAAAATTAAATCTGATAATGTTATGCGAGATTATTTACGTATAATTCACGCATTTTATCCAACATTATATGGTGGATGGATTCCTAACAATATTACATATAACACTAAAGATATAGATTTTGCATTAAATGTAAGTAGATCATTACGTGTAGTATCATATAATAAAGATTCTTATAAAACTAAAAAGAAACAAGTTCATCAAATATTATTTGATTTATATCCAGAATTATTAATTAAACCAGACGAATCTTTAATTATAAATAAAAAACCTTATATTATTACTTAAAGATTATATAAATATATTAAATATGTTAAAATTAACATTATATTCAAGTGATATTGTTGGTAAATATTTGTTACATTATATTTATGATGTATTAAATATTGATAAAGGTATTTATAATGGTTATGATAAAATTAGAAATCGTGAATATTTTTTAAAAGGAAAAAAAACTTATTCACATCTTATAAGTCCAGATAATGGTGAATATTTTTTAAAACATAAAGATCGTTTTATAACTATCAAAATTGAAGATCTTATACTTAATAATATTATACAAACTATAAATACAAATGAAAAAGATTATACTATTATTAAAACGATAACATTATCTATTCATCAAGATGATGATAAAACTTTTTTAAATAATTTTATTACATTTTGTTGTAATAATCGTGAAAATTATCTTGAACTTGAATCAAATAATAAAATTACGAAAAAGTTTTACGGTAAATATGGTTGGTGTAATTCAACTATAATACCTAAAAGATCTATGGATACTATATTTCTTAAAAAAAATCAAAAAGAAGATATATGTCATCATATTAAAAATTTTATTGATCCCGATTCTTATAATGATTACGTTAAACACGGTATTCCTTATAAATATAATATATTACTTCATGGAAAACCTGGTGTAGGAAAAACTACTCTTATTCATGGTATAGCTACTACATATAATTGTGATATTTTAGTTATTAATATTAATGCTGAACTAAAAGAATCTGATTTTTTGGAAGCTTTTAGATCTATTAATGAAAATGAAAAGTTAAGTGTGGTAGTTATAGAAGATGTAGATTGTATTTTTACAGATAGAAAAGAATCTGATACATTGCGGAATAATATAACAATGCAAGGGTTTCTAAATTGTATGGATGGTTTTAATAGTCAAGAAGGTATGATATTAATTTTAACTACTAATTATCCTGAAAAACTTGATAATGCTTTAAAACGATCCGGTAGAATTGATCATTCTATTGAACTTACATATATTGATAAAGATCAAGCATATGATATATATAAATCATTCTTTACAGATGATAGTAATTTTAATGAATTATGGAAACAAATTAAAGGTTTTGATATACCACCTTGCACTTTAATTGATTTCTTATTTATATATCGTAAAACACATAATATACTTGAAAATATTTCAACGTTAATTGAAACATTAAATAAAAATAATATAAATTCTAATGTTGATCTTTACATTTAATTACATTTAATACTCTACCATTTACAGTATCAATATAACCTTCTATTTTAATACTTTTTTCATTATGTTCTTTATTATGACATTCATTACATATTGGAACCAAATTATCTATTTTATTTTTATTTTTACTATCATCATTACATTGATATATTATGTGATGGGTTTCTGTAGCTTTATTAATATTACATACTAAACATTTATCCATATATATTTTGGCATTGTAATTTGATTTCTTAAATTCTATAAAATTATGATCAGTATTTGTTAATGTTTTCTTGATTTCTTCAGCTTTTAATAAAAACTCATTTGGCATTTTTAGATATCTACATATATTAATTCCGTATAGTTTATCTCCATCACCATCTTCCAATTTTCGTATAAACTCTATATTATCATTAACAATATTTATTTTCATATGTTTTATTAATATTTTTTCATTTGTTGTTATATCTTCAATATTAATTAATTCGTGTAAATGAGTTGCAAATAAAAAAGAACATTTCAATTTACAAAGTTCTAATATACTTGCGGATACTATTGATATTGCTGATATATTTTCAGTTCCCGCACATACTTCATCTCCTACAACTAATGAGTTTTTATTTGCTCGTTTTAGTATATTGTCTAATTCCGTCATTTCACGAATAAAACTACTTGTTCCTCTAAAAATATTATCAGCACTGCTTATACGTGTATATATAGCATTATATGGTGAATATGTCATTGAATCGCAAAATACATACATACCTGATTGAGCTAATAGAATATTGATTGCTACTGATTTCATTAAACAACTTTTACCACTGCTATTAATACCATATAATAGCATCCCATTTGATTTTAATTTAATATCGTTTTTTATACATTTATTTGTTTGTTCTATAATAGGATTACGGATTCCTTTAATATTAAAATATGATCTATTTTTTTTATTAATAATTGGTTTACACAAATTATATTTTATTGTATTATTTATATTACATACTAAGCTATCATAAAATCCTATTTTATCAATAATATTTGTTATAATATTAAAATTATTATCTCCAAAATCTTTTATAAATCTTTTATAAATCTCATTGCTTTTCGTAGTTATATCTGTTTTTACAGTTATAATTGAATCCGTTATATTTCTTATCGTATTATTAGTAATACGATAATTATCTTTTGACTTTGTTTCTGTAGTATAATTAGCCATTTCAGTTGAATTATGTTTTTTTGCAGTTTCATACCTTCTTTTCGTCATTGAAATATAAATATTATCTTTTGTTATATCTATTTTACATTGTGTTGCATCTTTTTGTCCAATTGTTGATATTGATTGCACTATATCTTCTAATTGTTTAAAATTATTATTATATGATTCATTTAGATCATCTAATTCTTTAAAATATCCTTTTTTAAATGGTGAAAGATCATTCGTTAAACTATCTAAATCTAAACAACAATATGATTGTTCTAGTTTATTTATATCATCTAAAGGTTCTTCAAAAAATGTTAATAGTTTTTTAGTATATGTTATAGATAATGCGAACTTAAACCAGTCTGTTTGTAATATTTTCATTGATACTATTTTACGATATAGTCTTTCAATATCATATATTTGTTTTAAATTATTTATAGGTTCTATCATATCAGTATCTAAATATTTTTCTATTATATCATATGACTTATTTAAAGAACTTTCAGTTGTTTTTGGATATATTAAACGAGTATTCATAGCACGTCTTCCTATCGCCGTATAACATTTATTTATTATTTTAATAACAGAGTTTTCTTTATGATCAATGTAATTTAATTGTATAGCACTATCATAATCTAATTTAAATGTATCATCGTTATCAATATATGTAGGTTTCTCAATATTTTTAATAATATTAGGATTACGTTCATATACAAATTGTATTGCATTTATTAAAGCAATTAATGCAATTGGATAATAATTAAGATCTAAATAATCTATTACATTTGCTATAGATTGATAATTATATGCTTTTATTAAAACTTGCTTTTGATATTCCAATTTTGTATATTCTTTATTCATCTTACCAATTTTATTATGAATTATTGTTGATTGTGAAAACATTTCGTATAGTTTATTAAGCTCATAGTTATCTGATAAACTTGTTATTAAAACTTCAATTGGTTTATGAATTGTTATAATTCTTAAAATATCATTATATGCCTTATTACGATCATTTGATGTTGAATGACTTTCTAATATAAAACATTTGTTAGATAACGCATTTAAGACTACACATCCCATTGAATTATCTTCTAAATAAAAAATAATTAAATTAGACACTTCGTCTTTACAATTAACATTTGTTCCTGGTGATATTATTTCACGTAATCCTCGTTTTTCTCTACCATCTGTTGTTTGTTCGCCAATTTGTTCATAGATAATACAAGTATATCCTGCACCTGTTATTATATTAGCATATTTTGGTAATAGTTCTATTTTAAAACCTGCCATATAATAATTAGATTTTTTACCAGCAATTGATAGTTGTGTTATTTCAGATATACTTTTGATATCAATATTATCTTTATCACAATCTGAATATATTTCGTAAAATGCACCAACTTGCATTAATAAAATAGTATTATTACCATAAATTGATTTATAATGTGAAGTTCTTTCAACATAATATGGATATATTTTTTTTATATGAGTATCATCTGTCATTATATATATATTATATAATAAATAGTCTTTAAGTATTATTAATAATAAAATTATACTATTTGTTTCTGAATTATTATTTATTTTTTACTTTTTTTTGATTTTTTTGTATTATTAGTTTCTTTAGTATTATCAGATTCTTTTGTATTATCAGTATCTTTTGTATTATTAGGTTCTTTTGTTTTTTTAGGATGATCTTTAGTCCATAGAGCACCAATTATTTTAAATATTTCAGAACTAGATAGGGT